AGCGGACGCACGCGGCATCGAAATTGCCGAGGTTTTTTAACAATTTAGCCGGCAAAGTTGGCCCCTTAGAGCGGCACGCAACGTGCAGTTTCGTGAGTTTCCTAACAATCGGCCCGAGGTGAATCGTGGCAAAAGCAGGACGCAGACCAAAGCCGACAGCACTTCGGATTCTCGAAGGCACCGTGAAAGGGCCGCCGAAGCGGGAGCCATCGGCACCGGTCGGAGTTCCGCCGATGCCTGAGCGGCTGAAGGTTGACGAGATCGCCACTGCCAAGTGGCACGAGCTTGCCGGCATCCTGTCGCGGATGGGCGTGCTGACTACTGGCGACGGCGAAGCCTTGGCCACGCTGTGCGAGGTGCACTCGGCTGAGCAGTCGTGCCTGCTGCAGCTGCGGGCGGGCGGTGCCGTGATGCACACCGACCTGGGTGGCGTGAAGCCCAACCCGGCAGGTCCGCTTTACCGCTCACTTGTTGCCATGAAGGCTAGCCTGCTGAGTGAGTTCGGCCTGACGCCTTCCTCGAGGACGAAGCTTGCCACGCAAGTCGAAGTCAAAAAAGACGAGCTCGAAGAGTTCTTCGCCGCCCACGGATAAGCATCGGCCGGGGCTCGACCAGGCGAAGGCCAAGCGGGTCTATGAGTTCTTTGAGAAGGTGCTCAAGCACTCAAAGGGCCAGACGGCCGGTCAACCATTCCTGCTGCTCCCGTGGCAGAAGTACGTGCTCGGCGAAATCTTCGGTCGGTGTAAGCCGGACGGTACTCGCCAATACCGTCAGGCGTACATCGAGATCCCGAAGAAGAACGGGAAGTCAACGCTACTCGCCGGCATCAGCCTGTACGCCTTGCTCGCAGACGGCGAAGCCGGGGCGGAAATCTACGGTGCGGCAAGCGACCGCGAGCAGGCCGGCATCATCTACCGCGAGGCGGCGTCGATGGTCCGCTCTTCACCGGCACTGTCGAAGGTGCTCGAGGTGCTCGACTCGCGGAAGACGATCATTCACAAGGCGAGCAACTCGTTCTACCGGGTGCTGTCGGCGGATGCGTTTCGGGCTGAGGGGCTGAACGTGCATTGCCTGCTATTCGATGAGCTGCATGCCCAAAGGGGCGACAGGCGTTTATGGGATGCGCTCCGTTACGGCGGCGCTGCCAGACGACAGCCGCTCTGCCCCGTGTCGATCACGACGGCCGGCGAGGCCAACAAGTCGCACTTGTGGTACGAGCAGCACGACTACGCCGAGCGGTGCATCGCCGACCCGGCGTTTGATCCATCGTTCTTCGGCTGCATCTACGCGGCCGACCGCGAGGATGACTGGAAGTCTCCCAAAGTTTGGCACCGTGCAAATCCGTCCCTCGGCGAGACGATCAGCGAGGAGTCTTTCGCGGCCGACTGCCGCGAGGCCGAGAACTCCGCGACAAAGCTGAACTCGTTCCTGCGGTATCGGCTTAACATCCCGACTACGTCAGACGTGCGGTGGCTGCGGCCAGACCAAATCGCCGCGTGCATGGGGCCGCTGTCCGAGCCGCTTGAGGGCCGGGAGGTGTGGTGCGGGCTCGATCTAGCCAGCAACTATGACACCACGTGCTTCGCGGCTGTGGCCCCCAACGATTCGGGTGGCTACGACGTGCATGTTATGGCGTGGATACCTGAGCACAACGCTGCTGAGCGGGAGCGGAACGACCGGGTGCAGTACACGGCGTGGCACCGGGACGGGTGGCTGACGTACACCGAGGGCCGCAGCACGGACTACAAGCGAGTAAAGGCCGACATTCTGGATTTTGCCCAGAAGCACCGCGTCCGCAAGTTGGCCATCGACAGATGGAACGCGACGCAGCTGGCCACCGAGCTCTCGGACGAAGGCTTGCCGGTGACGTTGTACGGGCAGGGTTTTGCGTCGATGACAGCGCCGACGCGCCGCCTAGAGGCTCTTGTGGTCGATGGAAAGGTGCGGTTTGGCTTGAATCCGTTGGTAGGTTGGCAGTTAGGCAATGCGGCCGTCCAGACAGATCCAGCCGGGAATCTGAAGGTCAGCAAGGCCAAGAGCACGGAACGTGTGGACGCGGTGGTAGCCACCATCATGGCCGTAGGCGTTCACATGGGCGAGAGCATGAAGCCCGCCGATATGCCCGAGATTTCCTTCTGGTGACGCATGGAAGCGACGGCAGCACTGCCCGAAATCAAGTTCCTCGATACCCGCATGTCCCGCTGGGATGACCTCGTGGCCATGGCCGGCGAGAGTGGCGTGAGGATCACGCCCGAGACGGCGATGAAGACGGCGGCGTACTTCGCGTGTGCCCGCGTTGTGGCCGAGACGGTGGCGAGCCTTCCACTCCACCTCTACCGCAGGCTTGATGACCACAACAGCGAGCGGGCCAAGGATCTTCCGCTCTACAACGTGCTGGCCCGCCGGCCCAACAAGTGGCAGACACGCTACGAATGGGTCGAGCAGATGTGCCTTCATCTTGGCTTCTACGGAAATTCGTACCAGTGTAAGGTGGCCGGCGACCGTGGCAGCGTCAGCGAACTGCACCCGCTGAATCCGGCCGGCATGAAGGTGGTGCAGGAAAACGACATGTCTCTTTCTTACGTCTACACGGACCCGAGCACGGGCCGGCAGCAGGCGTACCGAGATGACCAGATCATGCACGTGCGGTGGCTGTCGTTTGACGGCGTGCACGGCGAGGTGCCGGTCGAGCTTGGCAAGGACGCCATCGGGCTGGCCCGTGCCCTCGAGCAGTACGCCGCGACGTTCTACCGGAATAACGCCCAGCCCGGCATCATCCTGCACACGGACCAGGCGTTGCCCCGCGAAGTCCGCGAGCAGCTGCGGGACCAGTGGGAGAGCGCCCATCGTGGCCCGGCCAAGGCTGGGCGAACGGCGATCCTCAGCAACGGACTCAAGGCCGACAGTGTCTCGGCGACGAATCAAGAGAGTCAGCTGGCCGAGCTCTGGATGCAGTCGCTGTTGGCCATCTGCCGCTGCTGGCGGATGCCGCCGCACATGATTCAGGAGTTGGGCCGGGCGACCTGGGGCAACCTGCAGAGCGAGATGGTGAGCTTCGAGAAGTTCACCATTGCCCCGTGGCTGCGGCGGATCGAGGGTGCCATCGAGCGTGACGTGCTGCCAGAGGACGGCGATCTGTACGCCGAGTTCTTGGTCGAAGGGCTGCTGCGTGGCGACATCACGACTCGCTATCAGGCGTACGAAATCGCCATCCGAAACGGGTGGATGAAGCCAGAAGAGGTTCGGCAGAAGGAGAACCTCGGGCCGATGCAGTCGCCAACGAATGACTCGCCCGGCGAGGTTGAAGACACGCCAGGCGACATGGGCGAAGACGTGGCCGAGGTGGCTGCCGGCACGAGCAAGGACACGCCGGCAGACGTTGAGGACGATGCCAATGGCGGTTGACCTCAAGCCCACGGCTGGCATGGCCGAGGCTGCTCGCACCGGGCTGCGGCTGCACAACGAAGGCAAGAGTGGCGACGGGCTCAAGCCTGAGACGGTGCGCCGGGCCAACATCATCGCCGCCCGCGAAGAACTCACTGAAGATCACGTACGCGAGATGAACGCCTGGTTTGCTCGGCACGAGGCCGACCGCAGGCCAGGCTGGAACAAGCCGGGAGACGAGACGCCGGGCTTCGTGGCGTGGATGCTGTGGGGTGGCGACGCTGGCCGCACGTGGTCGGCAGACAAAGTCGAACAGATGGACCGCGAATCCGAGAGGAGCGAGAGCATGGACGCCAGCAACATTGAGCGCCGCGATTGGGAGTTCGCCGAGGACGGCGGTGCCGTGGTTGAAACCCGTGCGGACGGGCGGCCCGTGCTGACCGGCTACGCGGTGCGATACAACACGCTGAGCGTGGATCTCGGCGGCTTCCGCGAGACCATCCTGCCGGGTGCCTTCGACAAGGTGCTGAGCCGCCAGCGTGGCAAGCAGGACGTGGTGGCACTGTTCAACCACGATCCGAATCAACTGCTGGGCCGCACGTCAAGCGGGACGCTCGAGCTCACAAGCGATGACAAGGGGCTGAGGTATTCGGTCGTGCTGCCCAACACGGAACTGGGCCGCACCATCGGCGAGCTCGTGGCCCGTTCCGATTTGCGTGGATCGTCGTTCGCGTTCACCGTGGAGCCACGCGGCGAGCAGTGGGCACCAGGCGAAGACGGCAAGCCGCGACGCTCGATCCGCGAGGTGTCTGGCCTCTACGATGTAAGCGTAGTGACCCATCCTGCATATAGCAGCAGCACTACGGCAATCGCTCGCCGAAGCATGAATGAGTGGCTTGCGTCGCAGGCAACTGAAGAGAGGTGCAGCTGCCAAGAGGCTCAGGCCGATCAGCCTGCCGCTGCGCCAGAAATTGACGCCCAGGCTATTGCTGTGCGTCTGAAGGCGGCGGTTCTCCGCACGTTCCTGCGTGGCTTTTGCCCAACTGGGCAAGGCGGCGGGATCGACAACAGTTGCGGAAAAGAAGGCGGTGGCGGCGGTGGAGACGGCGGCGATGGTGGAGGATCAGGCGGAAGCGATGGAGGTTCGGCAAAAGGATCTGGCAGCGCCCCTGGCGGACTGAAGTCACCGTCGAAGAAGCACGACACGCCGCTGCCGAAGAGCAAGTCGAAGCTCAACCTCGACACCGCCAAGGAAGCCATGGGCAAGATGGGCTACAAGGTCGGAAAAAGCCAGACGAAGAAAGTCGGCAAGGGCTATGTGACCATGGTCGAAGTCACCGACAGCAGTGGCCATACCGCCAATCTCACGACCGACGAAGTCAAAGACCTTGTGTACGACAACCGCAAGTAGGAGCAGGCGTGGCAAGACCGGGTGACATCTGCCCCCAGTGCGGCAAGGGTCGCATCCGCACTCGCTCGAGCGTGCAGGCCGGCGAACATTCGCAGGTACGGTACATCGAGTGCCAGTGCTGCACGTTTCGCTCCAAGCAAGTCGTGCCGGCCGAGTACATCTGCCGCCGGTCCCTTGTAAATACAAACACTAGGCGAGGCTGAGTGGCATCCTTGGCGTAGTGTGAACGACAGACACGGACTGTCACCGTTCACAACTACGGAGTGCCAAGGATGGCCAGCCAACTCACCAAGCTTCAGGACCGGGCCGCTGCTGTGGCCGCCATGCTCGATGACCTCTCCAAGGTCGACGAGCGTTCTGCCGAGCAGGTCGCGGAGATGGAGAAGCTGGCCGGCGAAGCCGAGCAGCTCGAGAAGGAGCTCGCCCGCGAGCACGCCATCGCCGAGCGGATCACCGCCCTGCGTGGCAAGGTGGCTGCGACTGCGAAGCCCGTCGAGGTTGCCGCCGTTCCTGCGGCCCCGGCCCCGGCTGCCGAGCGTTCGCTGAGCGGCAAGGCCCGCCACTTCCGTTCGTCCAGCGACGCTGAGGCGTGCGGCCGGTGGATTCGTGGCTACGTTCTCGGCCGTGCCGAGGATCGTTCGTGGTACGAGAAGAACGTCGAGGCTCGCGCCCTGTCGCCCAACGACAACAACAAGGGCGGCGTGTTCATCCCCGACACCTTCGCCTCGACGGTCATCCGGCTGGTGGAGTCCTTCGGTGCGTTCCCGGCGCAGGCCAACAACCTGCAGATGACGAGCGACACGCTCTACATCCCGCGTCGCGTTGGCGGAAACACGGCGTACCACACGGGCGCCAATGCCGAAACCCAGGCGACCGACATGGCGACCGACAACGTGATGCTTTCCAGCAAGGAAGTTCGCGTCGGCACTCGCGTCCCTAATCAGCTGATTGACGACTCGGCGATTGACCTCGCCGGGCTCGTGGCTGAAGAGTTCGCTCTGGCCATCGCCCAGCGGATCGACGAAGACGGCTTCATCGGCACCGGGGCCAGCCTTTACGGTGGCATCCGTGGCATCCAGTACAAGTTTGAGAACGAGACGCTGACGGCTGGCATCAACGACTCTTCGCAGTCGGCGGTTACGGCCCTGACGG